TAGTGGAACAAGTGGAACAAGTGGATCTTCAGGTAGTTCTGGAATAGGAGTAGCTGAGTGGCAATTAGAAGTATTTGATGTTGATGGAACTATGAATGCAGTAGAAGAGGCAAATTCATGGAATATGGCAAGAGTTGTAAGGTTTAGTCCATTAGCAGACGGTGGAGTATGGTGTCATTTTAAATTACCTGCTGGATGGTCTACTTCTTCAGATGTATTAATTAAAATAATGTATTGTATGTCAAGTTCAAATACTGGAGACGTTTCATTAAATGCTAGTTTTTGGGTAGTAGAAGATGGAGATATACCAGATATAGCTAGTCCAGATTCAGGTCCACTTGAAGATGAAATAGACCCACCTAATACTGCCAGCACATATGATATTTTAACTCTTACAAATATTAAATTAGCAAATGCAAAATTATCAACAACTGAATGTTTAATTATTATTAAATTATGGAGAGATGTTGATGGGTGTGCAAGTAATCATAACGGTTGGTTAGAGATGACTAAACTTGTAGCATATCAAAGTTAAATATAGGAATTTAAAAAATGAAAAATTATGGTACTCAAATGAGGGGTAGATTTCAATTTGAGAGTAATACTGAAATTTTAAATGGAACAAAAACTATTAGTATTGATGATCCTCAAGTACAATATTTAGATGCTAATGGTTCAAACAGAGATGTTATTTTACCAGCTGAAGCGATTAGTGATGGATCAATTTTCTTTATCAATAATACAACATCTGCTTCATATAATTTAGTAGTAAAAGATGACGGTGGTTCTACAATTGATACATTATATCAAAATGAACTTAAATGGTTTGCTTGTGATGGAACTACATGGAAAGTAGGATCAAGTGGAAGTGATGATAAAGAAATACAAATAGACGTATTTGATGTTGATGGAACTATGAATGCAGTAGAGGAATCTAATGTTTGGAATATGGCAAGAGTTGTAAGGTTTAGTCCATTAGCAGACGGTGCAGTATGGTGTCATTTTAGATTACCAAGGACATTTTCAATATCAACAGATATAAATTTTGAAATATCATATTGTATGTCAAGTTCAAATACTGGAGACGTTTCATTAAATGCTAGTTTTTGGGTAGTAGAAGATGGAGATATACCAGATATAGCTAGCCCAGATTCAGGTCCACTTGAAGATGAAATAGATCCTCCAAATGTAGCAAGTGTTTATGATATTTTAGCTCTTACTAATATTAAATTAGCAAATGATCATTTAACTAATTCCACTTGTACTGTTATCATTAAACTATGGAGAGATGTTGATGGGTGTGCAAGTAATCATAACGGTTGGTTAGAGATGACTAAACTTGTAGCATATCAAAATTAGAATAAGATATTTAAAATATGAACAAATTAAAAAATAGGAAAATATTAGAATGGTTTATTGGTTTACTGGAAAAGCAAATTCTGGAAAAACAACACTTTCTAAAAAATTAAAATTAATGTTAAATGTAATGGGTATAAAAACTTTACATTTAGATGCAGATGATATTAGAAATAGAATTCAAGATCAAGATTATTCAGATAAAGGACGAGAAAATCATATATTAAGAATGGTGTGTATAGCTTCTATTGCAGAAGAGCAAGGATTTACAGTAATAGTTTCATGTATAAGTCCTAAAAAAGAATGGAGGAACAAAGCAAAAAATATGATTAGAGAATTCAAACTAATTTATATAGATGGTGGAGATCTTTGGAAAGGAATTACTTATGAAGAACCAGATGAATCAGAACAAGCAATTAAAATCCTTAAAAACATTCCAATCAGAAATATTTTTCTTAAATAAATCTTATATAAGAAAAAAATATTTTGATAATAATATTAATAAGTTATCTAGTTTATCTAATGAATTAAAATGTATAGAAAAATTTAATTATGATAATAATAATCCATATTCTCCAGAAATATTATATATTTACAATGATGGTTATATAATGAGGAGATATACATTTTCTCTTGGAAATTCTAAAGGAATAGATAACAATAATATAAAAAGAATGTTATTTAGTATTTCATTTAATGAGTTTAAAAATCAAACTAATGAAATACTTTATTTGTTAAAAACTAAAAATATTCACCATCGTGATATTAATCCTGGAAATTTATTATTTTCAGAACGAGATAGAAAAATTAAGTTGGTTGATTTTTATTGGTCAAAAACTGATGGAATAGAAGTAGGAATTCCAGAAAATTTAAATAGTGATTATTTTATTGATGATATAAAATCAATAGAAACAATACAAAAACAAATTTCTGTAGTAAATGAAAAATTCGAAAATAATATTAAAGACTTAAAAAATATTATTTCTAAATTTGGAGATATTTATTACGATGGTTCATCTGTAAATTTAGGAAAATCTTACCATAAAATAGACATACCTTCTTTCAAAAACATATTATACCACAAAAACACTGAAGAAGAATTTAATACAATATTAAATAATATTTCAATAATACCAGAAAAGATTATAGATATTGGATCTTCTGTTGGATATAATTCATTTGGATTATTAAGAGAATTCAATCCAAATATTATATTTATATATGAATCAGATCCACATGTTTTTAATTTTTTAAAAAAAGTAAAGAAGTTTTTTAATTTGAGTGAATTGAATATAAATAATAAAGTTGATGAAAAAACCAGATTTGAAAGCGTTGATTTATCTCTTTGTATGAATGTTCATATGTGGTTACATAAACAATTAAAAAATAAAGTAGATAACATTTTATCAAATTTATTTGAGAAAAGTAAAGAAACATTTTTTCAAACTTCTGGATTAGAAAGTAGCGGTATGTATAAAGTAGAGTCTTTAAAATCAAAAGAAGATATTAAAAAATATTTAGAAAGTTTAACTGATAAGAAAGTATATTTTATTAGAACAACAAATAAACATGGTGGGTTAAGACATTTATTTAAAGTGTACTAAAAAAGGAGTTTTTAAAATGTGTAATTCTGAATGTCTAAAATTTATAGAAAAATGTTTAGATAAAGAAAAAGTAGAAAATAAAGAGATTATTGAAGTTGGTAGTAGAAACGTAAATGGTTCCCCAAGGTTTTATATTAAATCTTTACATCCAAAAAAATATATTGGATGTGATATAATATCTGGAAAAGATGTAGATCAAATATGTGATGTTAATGATTTATTACTTATAAATAAAGAAAATTCTTTTGATATTCTTATTTCTTGTGAAATGATAGAACATGTAAAAGATTGGCAAAATGCTATCAATAATATGAAAGGAGTTTTAAGAGATAATGGTTACATACTAATTACTACTAGATCTCCTGGTTTTCCATATCATGGATATCCAAAAGATTACTGGAGGTTTACAAAAGAAGATATAAAAAAAATATTCAGAGATTTTGAAATAATATTTTTAGAATCGGATTCTTCTCAACCTGGAGTTTTCCTATTTGCTAAGAAAAAACCTATGATAAATTCTAGTTATTCTAATTTACAAAATATTGAATTAAGTTCTCCAATAAGTATATTAGCACATACTAGTTTTATAGGACATACTGGTTTTGCAAATCATTCTAGAGAATTTTTTACTACACTAAATCAATTATTACCAGTTAGAGTTAGAAATTTTTCTCATTATCCTGATATTTCATATTTATCAGAAGAACAGAAAAATATGATAATTGAACAAAAATGGTCAGAAGCACCTTGGAAAGTTGGAAAACCATATAAAAAAGATTTAAATTCAAAAACAATAAATATAATTCTTAATGAAACCAATCATTATTATTTCTATCATAAATATGAAGGATTAAAAATAGCATATAATGTTTGGGAGTCTACAAGACAACCAGAAAAATTTTTTAAAAAACTTTTAGAATATGATGAATTATGGGTTCCAACTTATTGGCAAAGAAAATGCAGTATTGAACAAGGATATCCAGAAGATAAAGTAAAAATAGTTCCAGAAGGAGTTGATGGAAATATATTTAAACCTCTTGATGATAAAGAAATTAATAATCAATATAATACTACTTTTAAATTTTTATTATTTGGAAGATGGGATTATAGAAAATCTACAACTGAAATAATTAAAGCATTTATAGAAGAATTTGATAAAGATGAAAGAGTAGAATTAATATGTTCAATAGATAATAAATTTCCAGTTGATGGAATGAATTCAACTGAAGAAAGATTAAAATATTATGATTTAAATGATTATAGAATTAAAATAGAACATTTTCCACCTTTTAGAGATTACTTATATTATTTACAACATGGACATGTATTAGTTTCATGTTCTAGATCTGAAGGTTGGAATTTACCATTAATAGAAGCAATTGCTTGTGGTATTCCAACTATATGTTCAGATTATGGAGCTCAATTAGAATTTGCTGATGGAATATCTCATAAAGTATTAATAAAAGATATGCAACCGCCGCAAAAAATATTTATGCAAGGAGATGACGTTCCTGGATTATGGGCTGAACCTGATTTCGATCATCTGAAAAAAACTATGCGTTATGTATATGAAGAATATTCAGAATGTAAAAGACAAGCTGTTAGAAAATCAGAAAACATTAGAAAACAATTTTCATGGGAAAATGCTGCTAATATAGCATTAAAACATATAGTTGATTTATCTTCAAAAGATACTGTTTTAGTTAAGAATGAAATAAAACTGAATATTGGTTGTGGTAAACATATTCGAGATGGTTATATAAATATAGATAAATATCATGAAAAAGCTGATTTAAAATTAGATGCTAAAGATCTTAAACAGTTTAAAGATAATTCAGTAAATGAAATTACGTCTTCTCATATGTTAGAACATGTATCTAAACATGAAGTTTTTGATGTATTAAAAGAATGGTATAGAGTTTTAAAATATGACGGAAAATTATCTATTAATGTTCCAAATTTTGAATGGTGTATAAAACATTTTCTTGAGCTTTCAGAAGAAGATAAATGGACAGATGGTTTAAATTTTATATTTGGTCATCAAGAATGGGAAGGTGAACAACATAGAATTGGTTTTACTAGAAATATGATTACAAAATTATTAAAAGAATCTGGATTTTATGATATTACAATTAAAGATTTATGGTCTCATAATCAGAATTGTCTTTATATAAATGCTTATAAAAAAGAAAAAGAAGAATATAAAGTTGATAATGAAGTTTTTATAATTGGTTGTTATGCTGATAATCAAGAAAAAAGAAAATTACTTAAAGATACAATAAAGAAAGTAAAAGATAAAGGATTTCCAATCATTATTACAACTCATTATCCATTACCTGAAGATATTCAAAAAGAAGTTGATTTTATTCTCTTTGAGAAAGAAAATATTTTAAGTGATGATTGGTCTTTAAATTATTGGTATGAAGCTAAAAATTATTTAAAAATAGTTGGTAAATTTGAACATGGAAATTATCAATCAGCAGCTATTTTATCAATGATAAAAAATGCTTTAAACTTTTGTTCAGATAGATATATATTTGGACATTATATTGAATCAGATACCATTATTGATTTAGATAAATATTTAGATAAAGTAAAAAAAGAGAGAAATAAATTTGTTGGTTTCGAATATTTAATAGATTCTGGAATAACAACAAATATTATGTCTTTTGATATTAAATGGTTTAATAGCAAATTAAAAAGAGTTTCTAGTTGGAAAGAGTATCAAGAAATTGGTCAAGAAATAGCTAAGAAATCTAATAGAAATGAAGAGTTTGTTTTTGAACATTGGTTACATAGATATTTTACTGTATATGATATGTTTAAATATTCAACAATATTTAGTAATGAAATAGCAAATGATATTATAATTAATCGAAACATAATTAATAAATCTGATAAAGAACCAAAAATCAGAGCATTATTATCAGATATAAAAGATTCAAATGAAACACTTTTATTTATTATTAATAATAGTGAAAATAGTATTAATTATAAAGTTATAGATAAATATAATAATAATGAAACTGATGATATGAAAATAGAAAAGTCTATGGTTCATTGGTATAAATTTAAGAAGAGAAAAGATATTTATAATATAGAAGTTTATATAAATAATGAAATATTTAAAACATTAGAATTAGATCCAAATAAAATTTATGATGAAACAACATTTAAATTTTATGATAATTCAATTGAATGTGTCAAATGGGTGTGGGGAAATTATGGTAAACAAGATTATACAAATAATCATTTTTCTCTCTTTTTCATAGATGGACCAAAATTAAGTGTAAAAGGAGATGATAATAAAATTTATGATGTTGAATTTATTGATAATGATAATGAAGAAATAATATATAAAGATCAAGTTTCTCCTGGAAAATATTTGAGACCATTTAGAAAATATTTTACTAATTGGAAAGTAGTTTCAAAACTAGATGATAAAATTATATTTAGTCATATTTTTGATGCTTCTGATAAAAGAGTTTTAATAACTCTTGATAGTAAGTCATTAGGAGATACAATTGCCTGGTTTCCATATACTGAAGAGTTTAGAAAGAAACATAATTGTAAAGTTATAGTTTCTACATTTTGGAATGATTTGTTTAGAGAAAATTATAAAGAAATTGATTTTGTTGAACCGGGCACTGTTGTTCATAATTTATATGCTTCATATACAATTGGTTGTTTTGATAATGATTATAATAAAAATAAAAATAATTGGAGAACAATCCCATTACAAAAAATAGCTTCAGATACTTTAGGATTAGATTATACAGAGATTAAACCAAAAATTGTTATAAATAATGATGATGAAGGTTTTAAAGTTGTTCCAGAAAAATATGTTTGTATATCTGAACATTCTACTTTACAATGTAAATATTGGAATAGAAAAAATGGTTGGCAAAAAGTAGTTGATTTTATAAATAAGATTGGTTATAAAGTACTATCTATAAGCAAAGAATCTACAAATTTAAATGGGGTTGAAAAATATCATAATAGACCAATTCAAGAAACTATTTATAGATTAAAAAATTGTAATTTATTTATTGGAGTAAGTTCAGGTTTAGCTTGGTTAGCATGGGCTTTAAATATTCCAGTAATAATGATTTCTGGTTGTAGTTTGGAAATGTTGGAATTCCAAACTGGAATTAAAAGAATTATTAATAAAAATGTTTGTCATGGTTGTTTAAATGATCCTAATTTAGTATTTGATAGAGGAAATTGGAATTGGTGTCCAAGAGATAATAATTTTATATGTAGTAAAGAAATAACAGAAACATCCGTTTTAAAAGCAATAACCGAGGTTTTTAAAAAATGATCGAATTATGTGGTGAGAAAAAAATTGAATATTTTGGAAATGGAAATGAAATAGAAGAAACTAGAAGATGTAGTAATATAGCAAATTCTGAAAATTTTAATTTATCTTCATATAAAAGAAAACAAGAATTAGAGGGTGGACAATCTCAAATATGGATTGATGAAAAAAATAATCATTTATGTTGGATTTCTAAAGGACATTATGTTCAAGAAGACCCTTTATTTGGTTGGAAATTATGCATGGAAAGATTGTCAAATTCAATTCATTTCCCGAAAATATATGAAATAGGTAAATTTAAAAATGGATCATTAAAAGATAATTCTTATGTAGATATGGAATATATTAGAGGTATTAAACTTTCTCAAATATCAACAAAGTTGGATCCATTATACTTACATGCACAATGTGAACAAATAATTAATGATCTTGAAAGTGTAAAAATATCTCATTGTGAAATAAAAGAAGATCATATAATTGTAAAAGATAATTTAGATTGGGTATTAATTGATTTTGGTTGGTCAAGAGAATTAAAAAATGAAAAAAATAAGAAAGATAGACGAGATCTAAATGACATGTTATATAGATTATTAGAACCAAAATATAACTATTTATATATTCCAGATAAAGATGAACCAATTAAAATAAATAAGTTATTAGATCCAAATTATCAACCTTGGTTAACAAAGAGAATGTATGAAGATATTTTCATAAAAAAAGAATATTTTCATGATAAATGTGTAATTGATGAAGATGATATAGTAGTTGATATTGGTGCTAATATTGGAATGTTTTCTCGTTTTGCTAAGTTTTGTAAAGCTAAAAAAGTATATTCTTTTGAACCTCATAAGGAAAATTTTAAATGTTTAATAAGAAATAAACCACCAAATTGTAAAGCATTTAATTATGCTATTGCAGGTAAAGATAAATTATCTAATTTATATATTGATCAAAATATTGGTGGACATTCTTTAATATATAATAATACAAATAATACAAAAACAAATCAAATTGTTAAAGTAGAATGTAGATCTATAAATAGTTTATTTGAAGAAAATTATTTTGAAAAAATAGATTTTTTAAAAATTGATGTAGAAGGAGCAGAATATGAAATATTAAGAGAGATAACAGATGAGAATTTACAAAAAATAAATAAAATATCTCTTGAATATCATCATTTTATATTAGGATTCAAAGACTTTGATAAAAAGATAATTCAAAAATTTTCAAAATGGTTTAACTATTATAAATTAGATTTTAAAGGTGGACATTTATCAATGTTGTATTTTTGGAAGAAATAGAGTTTTTTTATTAAAAGTTTTTTTGTGAATTGAGGATTTTTATCGAATACTTATAAAAACTAGATGTAACATAGGAATAGAACAAATTAATGATTTAGATTATAAAGAGGAGGATCCTCAATGGCCGAAAGAGCATATGTTCAACCAGATGTAATTATAACTAATGGTCCTTATGTTGATGCAAGGGCTTACGGTACTGCTAAAACTGATGTAACTATACAAGCTGCTTTAACAGCAATTGGAGCAGCTGATAGAGTATTATTTATATCTCCAACTACGTGGACTTTATCAAATGATGTAACAGTTCCAGCAAATGTAACATTATCTGTTCCTCAAGGAGCTACAATTAGTGTAGATAATGGAAAAACTTTAACAATTAATGGACATGTAAATGCTGGAGCATATCAAATATTTGCTGGAGCAGGTACAACTACTGTTTCAACATATCCACAAGATGATGCTTGGTGGGGTTCAACACAAAGTGCTAATTTTAATAGAAGCTCAATTTTATTGCTTAGCGAAAATTCAAATAATGCTTCTATAGCTAACCATCTTGTTTTAACAACAGCTGATGAAAGATTTCAATTTTTACAATCAGATAGTACTGCTAATATAAGTGTTGATTTACCAAGTGAAGGTTCTTCTACTGGTATTCGTTTTTGGATAAATAATTCTGGTGAAGAAGGTTATGGTGATATTTATGTATATGGAAGCGACTCTGTTACATTAATATCTATTATAACTCCTGGTTCATCTTGTATTCATTGTTGTGATGGTACTGAATGGAAATCAGGATTTTCTGGTTCTGGAAGTGGTATTAGTTCTAGTTTAAAAAATATTATTTGGGATGCTGATGCTAAAGTTTGGATGTATCGTAATGATACAGCAAATGGAATGCTTATTGATACAAGTGCTGGAATTAAAGGAATGGTATTAGCTTTAAGAGGAACTGGAGCAGGAGATGAATATACAGCAACTGGTGGAACCACAGATGGTGCATGGACTCACACTCATTCAGATACATTTAATACTAATGTCACAGTCACAGCACATGCTAAAGCAAATATGGGAACAGGTGGACAATATTTTCCTGAAGATGGTAATTTCTTTGTTGATAATAACCATACTGTTGGACAAGGAATAACTGGTTCTATTACAGCCAACACTGCTTTTAGACCAGCAGCTGCAGTAGGTACATTACAATATCCTGATATTTCATAGTAAAAAAAGAAAGGTAATATAATTAATGCTATCTAAAAAAGATAAAGAAGAAATTAAGCAGATATTTAAGGAATGTTTTAAAGAAGCATTCAAAAGAGAAGCTTTAATGGAATTTAAACCTCAGAAACCCGGTGATCCGCCAGCATATGTTGAAAAGAGAGTTATTGATGTTCTTGATGAAATTGTAAGTTATCTTCCATTTTTAGAAGGTGCAATAAGAGGATGTCAGGTAGATGCTGCTAAAGCAAGAAATAAATCAATTGAAGTAAGAGATTTAATAATTAGTTTATTACCAGATGAAACAAAAGATATTAAAAGAATAACACATATAGAAAAACCAGAAATTAAAAAAATAACAGAAGGAGCTGAGTAATGAAATTTCTTATGAAAAAACCTTTTGGTTATTCTTTCCACTTTGGAATTAATAGTAAATTTATGCCGACTTTTATGATTATGCCAATTAAATTAGGAACATTAAGACCTAAAACTATTGAACATAAAGAGTATTTTAATGAAAGTGAAGTTGCAAATGTAACTTATTTTGGTATAAGATTTGATATATCATTTGGAACATTAAGATATCCAGTATCTCCATTTTATAAAAAAGAGTTTTGGTTAACAAATGCAAGACGTTTCGGAGATAAAAATTATATTGAAAAAGAATCAAATACAAATGGATGGAATTCTGGAAAACATATATTTACTATAACAATTCCATTTATGCCAGCTTTTTTTATTTCAGCCTGCTTAGGTAATAAAAAGACTCAACCTGGATTTTACTTAGGTTTTAAAACTTTTAAAGTAGATCATATAAGTAGTCAACTTCTAAATTATGAAACTCAAGAATATCAATTTGATGAGAATGGAGATCCAATTTATACTTGGGCAACAAAAGAAGAACAGGGTAATTTTTATTTATGTTTGTCTGCAAGTACAAGGAGTGATTTAATAGAAGATTAAATATGTCTCCTTATATTTTAATAACTGGTATAGAAAGATCAGGTACTAGTTATTTATGCTCAAAATGTAATGAATTTTCAAATGCTATAATTATGAATGAACCACCTGTAAAATGTAATATATATGATGAACCATATAGAATAAAAGAATTTTTTGAATATTGGAGAAATCAAATAATTAGTAAAAAAGAAACTTATAAAATGATTAGAAAAGATGGTAATGAAGTAGAAGATACAATGAAAGAAATTAATAATAGATCTTTAAAAGGTATCTATGATTTTGATAATGAAAACTTTATCTTTGGAATTAAAAACCCAACTCCATTTTTAAATAGAATTCCTATTTTTAGACAAGTATTTCCAGAATGTAGATATGTTGCATGTATAAGAAATCCTCTTGATACATGTGGTTCTATATATAATGTTCTTAATCAGAGAACTAGTTTGGAACCAATTAATTTTTTTTATTATAAAGCTACCACTTCTAGATGGAAAGATATTGAATTTATAAATAACACTCGTAATAAAGCATATAAGACAGCATTAATATGGAAATTTCATTCTGATACTATTCTGGAAAATTTAGATATTTTCATATTGGCTAGATATCATGAAAGTGTAATTAATGTTCAGGATATTATTAATAAAATATATAAAGGATTGGATTTGGGAAAACAACTAAAAAAATTTACTACAAGTGAAATAAGAAGATCCTCTCAATATTTAAATGATGAAATGAAATATTGGATAGAAAAGATATGTAAGGAGAATGCAAAAAAGTTAGGAGTTTGGAATAAATAAAATTTTTATTCAATATAGGATTATATTTACTATGAGTATTGCAACAGATTATAAAAGAAAAGGTGGAACATATGTACAGAATACAGCACCCCCTTCCGACAGTGAAATGGGTGATACATGGATAGATTCAGATGATAAAAATGTATATGCTTTTGATGGAAGTTTTTATGTAAAAGTTTTAGAATATGAAAGTGAAATATTAGATGAATGAGATATTGGAGTATTTGGAGGAGGTAATTCTGGAGGTTATATAAATACACTTTGTTTTGTTACAATTGATACTCCAAGTAATGCAACTGATTTTGGAGATTTAACTATTGCAAGACAAGGATTAGCAGCTACTTCAAATGGGTTTACTGATGATGGAGTATTTGGAGGAGGAACTACAGGAAGTGTTATTAATCTTTTAGATTCAATAATAATATCTACTCCATCTAATGCTACTGATTTTGGAGATTTAACTCAAACTATTTTAGAACCTGCAATGTGTTCTAATTCAACAAATGATACTGGATTAAGAGGAAGTGGTGATAGCACTGGTTCAGGTAATAGAGTTAATAATATTGATTATATTACTATTTCTACTCCATCTAATGCAACTGATTTTGGTGATGTAACAAGTGCTAGAAATGCATTATCAGCTACTTCAAATGGAATTACTGACCGTGGAGTATTCGCTGGTGGTTATGGAGGAGTAGGAAATAGAATTGATTATGTAACAATATCTACTCCAGCTAATGCTACTGACTTTGGAGATTTAACTGCTGCTAGATATTATTTAGCTGCTACTTCTAATGGAACTACTGATCGTGGAATTTTTGGTGGCGGTGGTTGGGGAACAGTAGACATTATTGATTTTATTGAAATTTCAACTCCAGCTAATGCTACGGACTTTGGTAATTTATCATCTTCAAAATATCAAATAGCAGCAGCTTCTGATGCAAGTAATGATACAGGATTATTTGCTGGTGCAACAGATCCTGGAAGTAACGTTATAGATAAAGTTACTATTTCTTCTACTAGTAATGCAACAGATTTTGGAGATTTAACAATTGCTATGTTTAAATTAGCTGGAACTTCAAATGCAAGTGGCAATTAATAAATATTAAAGAATAAATAAAATAAAATTACTTCATTTAGGAGATAAAACATATTGTCTATCATAACAGATTATGGAAGAAAAGGTGGAACATATGTACAGAATACAGCACCGCCTTCTGACAGTGAAGCAGGAGATACTTGGATTGACTCGGATGATAAGAATGCATATTTTCATGATGGAGAATTTTATGTAAAAGTTTTAGAATATGAAAGTGAAATATTAGATGAATGAGATATTGGAGTATTTGGAGGAGGTAATTCTGGAGGTTATACAAATGTAATTAGTTTTGTAACTATTTCTACTCCAGGTAATTCAACTGATTTTGGTGATTTAACTGTTGTTATGTTTAAACTTGCTGGAACATCAAATGCTAATGGTAATTAAGAAAGGAAACTAAATGAATCCATATATTCTAATAACGGGAATTGGAAGATCTGGAACAAGTTTTCTCTGTGGTATTTGTAATGAATTTTCAAATGCTGTAATTATGAATGAACCTCCACTTTTATATATACCAAGTGAACCAGAGAGAATTAAAGAATTATTTGATCATTGGTATAAACAAGTTTTAAATAGAGAAAAAACTCATATGGTAGTTAGAAAAAGTGGTGGACAAATAGAAGATACATTAAAAGAAACAAATAATAAAACTTCCAGAGGTATATATAAAATAGATAATGATGATTTCATTTTTGGAATTAAAAGTCCTATTCCATCTTTAAATAGAATTCCCATATATAGAAAAGTATTTCCAGAATGCAGATATATTTGTTGTGTTAGAAATCCCTTTGATACTATTGGTTCTATGTATAATGTAGCTGGAAATGGACCTGAATTAGAACCAATTAATTATTGGTATTATAAAGAAACAGATAGATGGAAAGATATAGAAGCAATAAGAAATGCAGAAAGTAAAGAACAAAAATCTGCATTAATTTGGAAATTTCATTCTGATACAATATTAGAAAACTTAGATATCTTTATATTGGCCAGATATCATGAAAATGTAACACAACCACAAACAATAGTAAATAAAATATATAAGGGATTGAATCCTGGAAAACAACTTAGAGAATTTAAACCAAATGAACCAAGGAGATCTTCTCAATATTTAAATGATGAAACGAAATATTGGATTGAAAAGATTTGCAAAGAGAATGCAGAAAAGTTAAATGTTTGGAATAAATAAAAATTAAAAGGGATGATATTATTAGGAGGTTTTTAAAAATATGGCAAGATTAAATAGTACTAGCCCTACTGTTCCATGTGCTGAGTATATTCAAGAAGCTGAACCAAGTGTGGGAGTTTCTGAAGGAGAATGGTGGGTAAAAGAAAGTACAAATACTATATACTATTATAGAGATAGCCAATGGAATGAAATTGGTGCTGCATCAATTGGAGATACTGGATGTTTTGGCGGTGGAGAGGGTCTTGGAAATACAATTGAATATGTTACTATTTCAACTCCAGCTAATGCTACTGACTTTGGAGATTTTTTAACTGTTTTACGAGAATATGCTGATTTTTCAAATGGGGGTTATGATACAGGTGTTTTTGCTGGTGGATATGTTGCTTCACGTTCAAATGTTATTCAATTTATAACTATTTCTACTCCAGGAAACGCAACTGACTTTGGAGATTTAGGAGAAGCAACATATTTGAATTCAGGAACTTCAAATGGAACTAACGATAGAGGAGTTTCTTGCGGTGGGGTTGATGATTCGGGAAACACTAATGTTATTGAATATGTAACTATTTCTACTCCTGGAAATGCAACAAACTTTGGAGATTTAATAAATGAACAGCAAAGTGCAGCATCTTGTTCAAATGGAATTAATGAAAGAGGGATAAGTGGTGGCGGTTATACTAATACAAATATAAATGTAATTGAATTTATAACTATTTCTACTCCAGGTAATGCTACTGACTTTGGAGATTTAAAAGAAACTAAACGTAAACTTACAAGCGTTTCTAATGGAATTAATGATAGAGGAGTTTGGGCTGGAGGGTATTTATATACTAATGTAATACAATTTGTAACTATTTCAACTCCAGCTAATGCTACTGACTTTGGAGATTTAACTGCTGCAACATCTCATTTAGCCGGTTGTTCAAATGGAACTAATGAAAGAGGATTATTTGGTGGAGGAACTACTGGAAGTTCTGTAAATACTATTCAATTTATAACTATTTCTACTCCAGGAAACGCAACTGATTTCGGAGATTTAAAAACTGCATCATATAATTTAGGAGCTACTTCTAATGCATAATAAAAATTGTAGGAGTTTATTTTAATGGCAAGATTATCTTAAGAAGATATTACTATTCCATGTGCTGAGTATATTCAAGAAGCTGAACCAAGTGTGGGAGTTTCTGAAGGAGAATGGTGGGTAAAAGAAAGTACAAATACTATATACTATTATAGAGATAGTCAATGGAATGAAATAGGAGGAACTCCTGATGGAGATATTGGAATATTTTCTGGAGGATATAATAGTGGAACTGGAAACCTTAATATAATACAACAAATTACAGTTTCAACTCCAGCTAATGCTACTGACTTTGGAGATTTGAGTCAAGCAATAAGATTTTTAGCAGGCACTTCAAATGGACCTACTGATAGAGGAATTTCTGGTGGTGGAATGACTGTTGCAAGTCAAAATAATATTGAATATATTACTATTTCTTCTCCTAGTAATGCAACTGATTTTGGAGATTTAATTGTATCTACTAGAGAATTAGCTACTTGTTCTAATTCTACTTCTGATATTGGTTTATTTGGAATGGGATATATAACTATTAATACAATACAACAAGTAACAATTTCTACTCCAGCAAATGCAACAGATTTTGGTGATTTAACTTCTGGTAGGCGTGGAGGAACTTCGACTTCAAATTCTACAAATGATAGAGGAGTATTTGTTGGAGGAACAAATAATGTTATTGATTTCGTAACTATTTCAACTCCAGCTAATGCTACTGACTTTGGAGATTTGACTTCTGCTAGAAATGATCCAAGTGGATCTTCAAATGGAACTAGTGAAAATGGAGTATTTGGTGGAGGCGGTAATGTATCAAATGTTATTGATACTATAACGATTAATAGTCCAGCTAATGCAACTGATTTTGGAGATTTAACTCAAGCAAGATATACAAGTGGGTCATCTTCAAATGGAACAAATGATAAATGCACATTTGCTGGAGGTTATACTGGAGCAGCATATTGTAATATTATAGATTATATTACAACATCAACTCCAAGTAATGCTACTGACTTTGGAGATTTAACTGTTGGATTATATGCACCAGCATACACCGCAAATGCAGGAGGAAATTAGTAATTTATTAATTAATTAATTTTTGAAAGGAGAATATAGAAAAAATGAAAGAGAATATAAGTCTTTTTATTGCAACTCCAGCTTATGGTTGTCAATTACATATTGATTACTTTTCTTCAATGACAGCTTTATTAAGAGGAGCAATGAATTCTAATATTGAAATAGATTTTGCTAATATTGGAAATAACTCATTAGTACCAAAAGCTAGAAATAGTTTAATTTCTTATTTTTATCAAAATCCTAAATACACTCATATTGTTTGGATTGATGCTGATATGAGTATTCCAAATAATGCTATTCCAAAAATGTTAGCAAGAAAAAAAGATATAATTGGGTTACCTGTTCCATTAAAAGGTTTTGATGAAAATGGATTACCAATTTTAAATGTTGGAGAAATATATAATTTTGATGAAACTGGATTAGCTGATGTAGAACATGTTGGAAATGCTGTGTTAATGTTTTCTAGAAAAGCAGTTAATGATATTATTAAAGTATCTGATGAATATTATGATGATTCAAAGTTTTCTAGAGGAGCATCTCTTACAAATCGTTGCTGGGATGTTTTTAAAATTGGTGTGATAGATCATTATTATCTACCAGAAGATTATTATATTTGTCGTAGATTTAGAGACCTTGGTTATAATATATATGTTGATTTCACAATTCCTTTAAGACATAATGGTATGTATTCATTTGACCTTTTACCTGAACATTTAGTTAAAATTTGTAAAAGAAATATTCAAGGAGAACAAACTTTACATGATTCAAAAGAAAATAGAACAAATGTAATAAATATATGGGATAAAACAAAGAAAAGTGGAGTCATAAAATGAGAATGTGTGATTATGGTTGTGGAAGAGAAGCGAAATATCAATTTAAAAATGGGAAATGGTGTTGTTCAGATCATTATATGAAATGTCCAAAAGTTCAGAAAAAATTTAAAGGACATATTGCTTGGAATAAAGGAAAAACAGGAATATATTCAAAAGAAACTTTAAAAAAGATGAGTATATCACATAAATCAGAAAACTTAAGTGAAGAAACAAAAAGAAAAATAAGTGAATCAAGAAGAAAAGAAAACTTAAGTGAAGAAACTTTAAGAAAACGAAGTGAATCATTAAAAGGAAAAACTAGTTTTTGGAAAGGTAAAACATTATCTGAAGAAACAAAAAGAAAAATGAGTGAAAGTAGAAAGGGTAGAATTGTTTCAGAAGAAACTAGAGAAAAATTAAGACAAGCTGCTGTAGGTAAAAAAGCTTCTGAAGAAACTAAAAAGAAAATGAGTAAAGCTAAAATTGGAGTAGAACCATGGAATAAAGGATTACATAATCATCTTTCTGAAGAAACTTTACATAAACTATCTGAAAGTGCAAAAAATAGAAGTGAAGAAACTTTAAGGAAAATGAGTAAAAGTCAAAAAGGAAGAATTTTATCAAAGGATACTAGAAAAAAAATCGGTGAAGCGCATAGAGGAAAACAAGTATCTGAAGAAACTAGAGAAAAGTTAAGACAATACAATTTAGGAAAAGTCTCACCATGTAGAAGAACAATTAATATGTTAAAAACTAAATATCCAACTTTCTCAAAAGTAGAAAAAATGAGATATAATCCAGATAAACCTGGAGAAAAAGAAATACAAGTACACTGTAAGAATCATAATTGTACTAATTCAAAAGAGATGGGAGGTTGGTTTACTCCAACTGGGAGACAAATTGAATATAGAGTTTATTGTTTGGAAAATCCTGATGGAAATGATGGTGGATACTTTTATTGTTGTGAAGAGTGTAAACAAGAATGTCCACTTTATAATAAGTCAGCAAGTCAGCTTATAAAGGAAGTAGAAATTCAACAAGGAACTTATGAAATAGAAGAGTTATATTCTTCAGAAGAATATCAAATATTTAGACAAGAAGTACTAAAACGGGATGATTATAAATGTATTTATTGTGGAGAAAAAGCAGAACATGTTCATCATATTCGTCCACAAAAATTAGAACCATTTTTTTCTTTAGATCCAGATTATGCTATATCTGTTTGTGAGAATTGTCATTACAAATACGGTCATAAAACTGGAACAGAATGTTCTACTGGAAATTTAGCTAATAAAATTTGTTAAAAAAGAAAGGAAATATTATGGAAGATAATAAAATAAAAAAAAATGAAACTTTTGATTTATTAGTAACAAAAGAAAAAATCAATGCTCTTAGTGAAAGAATTGACAATATTTTTGATAGAAAAAATGTTTTTAATCAAATAACAACTAGAGCTGTTGATCCAAAAAATAAATCATTAGCCCAATTTCATGTATTTGACGAAAATAAATTAGCAAGAATTGCTAGTAATATGCCAGAAATAAATCGTGCTACTAGAGCGCTTGGCAGAAGAAACTCATTTTCTACTAATAAACTCATGACCCTGACCATGTTAGAAGATTGTTCACCTTACCGGGTTCTGCGCCAGTGTCTTGCACAGATTGAAAATAAGAGATCTGCTTTAAAAGAAAATAGATTTAAAGTCAAAAAAGATAAAGTTAAACTAGAATGGACACAATATGAAATATCAGAGCTAGAAAATGAGCAAGAACAAATAAATAATGAAATAAAAGAGATTGAATTACAATTATCTGATTTAGTAGTTAATAACTTTACAAAAGAAGAAAGAGATCCATTACAAGAAAAGTTAAAAAATCTTCATAAAAAGAAAAATCATAATCAATATAAAATTGAATTAAAGAAAGTTAAATTAGAAGAATTAGCTTCTGGTATTTCTGATGCAATGTTATATATAGAAGGAGCATTAAAAGATTTAGCTTCTTTTCAAAGTTCTTATTTACAAGTTTGTAAAAATAAAGGATTACCTGCTAATTGGGATGAAAGTGATTTAGAGAATGCAGAAGTTCAACATCATGTAAGAATTGGTTTTTTACATCTATTTAGAGACTTATTAGTTAATAATGGTAGAATTGGAATGGGTACAATTGAATATCTTCAACAATTTGGTGTTCACCCCATGACTGCTATAAGATTAACTACTGATTATATTAGAAGTTGTGGAGAAAAATTAAATAAATTAAATAATAAAGAAGATTTAACAATTCAAGAAATGATTGATACTTTAGATGCAGATGATTTATATGATTTCTTACATGTTGTTGAAGAAGAATTTAAAGATCAATATAAGAAAGTGTTAAAAGAAATAGGAATTGATTCTTTAACAGAAGATTGGTATATGTATAACGATCCTGATAGAGAACAAAATATTGAGATAAATAAAGAAGAAGAATAGTTTATTTATATAATAAATATATTTGTAGGAGATTTAAGATATGTCAAAAGTTTATTTCATGTATAAAATACCCAGAAATAAGGGACCCATAGTTCATAATTTAGCAGATATTGGTGAATGGAGAGTTGCTGAAACTGATAAACCTGAAAGATTATGGAAAGAATTAAAATGTTTATATCCAATGATTATTGATGAAGACACAGCTAATGGATTTAAATATATAAATGTTACACAAGTTCCAGTTGATTCCAAAGATCCAGAAGGAGAAAAAAGAGAATTAAATTCAGATGAACTTGAACTTAAATCTCTTGCTCAAAAAGCTAAAAATAAACTTTTAGTGAGATCTTTAATTGAATCGAAAGTAGGTGATATAAATGATGTAGTTGCTGATCTATGTAAAGTTGTATATTTACTTATAAATGAATTACATTCAAATAAAAATATTTCTGATGATTTAAATGGAATTATTACTAATATACTTTCTGCTTATGGAATTGATGGTTTAACTGAAAAATTGAAAAAAAGAAATGATGCAGTAGCTAGTATACTTAATGAATATTATTAATATTAAAAAAATGGAGTTAAACATATAAAATGGCTACTACAATAACAAGAGGATTTGCTAAATGGAAACAATCAAGTGAACCGACTTCAGATGTAAATGCTTTTGATGTCTGGTATGATACAGTAAATGAAAAATGGAAAATAAGAAATGCTGATAATGATGGCTGGTGGATTACAGATGTATCTGGGGGTGAGAGTGTTGGAGACACTGGAGTATTTGGTGGAGGAGAAGTAACAAATGTAATTGATTATGTAAATATATCAACTCCAGCTAATGCTACTGACTTTGGTGATCTAACTGCAGCAAAACATTCTATTTCAGCTACTTCCAATGGAACATCTAATACAGGAGTATTTGGTGGAGGAAATGGACCAACTAATGTAATTAATCAAATTGATATATCTACTCCAGCTAATGCAACTGACTTTGGAGATTTGACTGCTGCTAGATATGGTCTTTCATCTACTTCTAATGGAACTAATGATAGAGGAGTATTTGGTGGAGGTTATATATCAGGCTATAGTAATATATTAGATTTCATTATTGTTTCAACTCCAGCTAATGCAACAGATTTTGGAGATTTAACACAAGCAGTAAGATATTTAGCAGCTACTTCTAATGGAACATCTAATACAGGAGTATTTGGTGGAGGATATACAGGTTCTACTTCTAATATTATTGGATATATAAATATTTCTTCTGCAAGTAATGCTACTGACTTTGGAGATTTAATAGCAGCAAGATATTCTCTTGCATCTTGTTCAAATGATACGAATAATAGAGGAGTTTTTGGTGGTGGAAGTGGTCCTATAAATGTTATAGAATATATAACAATTAATTCCCCAAGTAATACAACTGATTTTGGAGATTTAGCAAGTAATATAGGATATTTAGCATCTACTTCAAATGGAAGTAATGAGTGTGGACTCTTTGGTGGAGGACAAGATGATAATCCAACTACACTTAATACAATTAGTTATATTACAATATCTACTCCAAGTAATGCCACAGATTTTGGAGATCTAACTCAAGCAAGATATGAATTAGCTGGTTGTTCAAATGCATAATCAAAAATTAAAATATATTGAATATCTTCATCCTGACCAGATGAATATGGAATTTGATAAAAATTATGGTCAAGCATTTTTAACATCTAGTAAATTTAAAGAGTTATCTCCAAAAACTTTATTAGATGCTGGATGTGGAAATGGTCAATTTGGAGTTAATGCAGTTAAAGATTATAATGTAGAGAAAGTTTACTCTGTTGATTTCGCTTCTGTTTGTTGTGGTAAAATAATTACTAATTATCCAAACATAGTTTATATTGATGCAGATATAAAGAAGATTCCTTTACCAAATAAGATTGTAGATTATGTTACTTGTTTTGATGTATTAGAACATCTTTTACCTGAAAATATTAATGACACTTTTCAGGAGTTTAGAAGATTAGCAAAGAAAGGTATTATAACAAAAATATCATATACAAAAGCTGGTAAATCTTCTCCAACTACTGGAGAAAATTATCATATGACCATAAAACCAAAAGAATGGTGGATTTCAAAAATTAATGAATATTTTGAAGAAGTAGAAATTTATAAACAATATATTTTAGGATATATAAAGGATTAGTGAATGATCACAAAAAAGATTGATAATGTAACTGGTCTAATTGAAACTTATAAAAAAGAAATTATTCCAGCTCCCATATCTGTAAAAATTGAATTAACTGCAAAATGTAATTTAAAATGTTGGTTCTGTGCTACTGCTAAAGGTTTGAGACAACAAGGAGATATGGATTTCTTTTTATATTTAGATATTATTAAAGATTTAAAAGAGTCTGGTGTTCAAGAACTTGGTTTATTTTATTTAGGAGAAAGTTATTTATATAAATATTTAAATGCAGCAATTAATTCAGCTAAACATATTGGATTTGATTATGTTTTTATTACAACTAATGGAGTTGTATCTACTCCAAAGAAACTTAGAGAAAGTATGTTAGCTGGATTAGATTCTCTTAAATTTTCTTTTAATTGGGCAGATAGTAAACAATCAAAAGACATGACGGGTTATGATGTATTTAATAAAATAATTAGTAATATAAAATATGCTAGAAGTATATCAGATGAAGTTTTTAAAAAGACTGGTCATAAATGTGGAATATATGCATCTTCTATTAAATATGATAATAAACAACATGAAAAAATGAAAGAAGCAGTTGAATTAATTAAACCATATGTTGATGAACATTATTGGTTACCATTATATAATCAAGCTGGTCTAACTTCTGGAGTCTTTGGAAAAGATTATGTTGCTGGAAATATTGGGAGATTTGATAATCCAAGAGATCCAATTCCATGTTGGAGTATTTTTACAGAAGGACATATTACATATGATGGTAAATTAGCTGCTTGTTGTTTTGATCATGATGGAAGATTTGAAATGGGAGATTTAACTAAAACTTCTTTTATGGAAGCTTGGAATAGTGATAAATTTAGGAAGTTACGTAAAGCACATTTGAACAAAAAAATAAAAGGAACTCCTTGTGAAAATTGTATGAAAGGGTAACTTTTATTAATTAATAAAAAATATATTTTAAAAAGGAGAAATTTATTATGCCCAGATTTGACAAAACAGGACCCAGAGGAATGGGTCCTTTAACTGGAAGAGGGAGAGGAAGATGTATTGGATCTAACTCAATTAATAATTCAAATCAAGGAATTAATCGTGTTGATCAAGAAGATTATGAAAATAAAATAGTTAATTTATTACAAAAAATAGTTAATCAATTAAGTAAATAAAAAAAGATTGTTTTTAAGAATATATGAAAGGAGAATTAATTGATTGTTTTGCATGTGACTCCATCTAGAAATATTGAAAGTATAATGAAATATGGTATAAAAAGATCTGTTCCTTTATTACCATCTTTTTCAAATTTAATGGTTAAAACAATTAAGAACAAATATGAAAAAGATAAGGGTTTAGTATTTACAATACCAGAATCAATTCAAAGAAGAGATAAATATTTAAAAGATTTTACTTATTGGAAACAATGGGGAAATCCAAGAAATTTATATTTATCTAAACTTGGAGTTGAGAAAATGAAAAACGAGAAATATTATGAATTATTAGATAAGGGACCATCTATTTTTAAATATATAGAATTTAAAGAAGAAATATTTTCAATTATTGAATGTAAAATAACAAATGAAATAAAAAGTTAATTGTTTACATGTTCAACATTCACAAATGTCAGAACTGTGGGTAGATATGGATATAAGGTTTGAACATTTTAATAAATCATTGATATTAATTAATGAAGATGTTAAATCAGAAAATTTAAAAGTAGCTGGTAAAGTGAAAGCAAATAATTCTAAAGGGAATATTAATATATCTCTTGAATTGTAGAAAGGTATAATTAAGATGGCTAAATATTATTATTTTCCGAAAATTCCTTTAATGATTTGTACTCCAGCATTACATTATTTAGAGGAAAAAGGATGGTTAGAAAAAAAAATATCTAGTAAACCAAAAGTTTTAGAAAGTTTAAGAACTGAAGGACAAAAAGATCCATTAATTGTTACTTGTAATATGGCTGGAACTAAATGGATTGTTGAGCCAGGTCAGTATAGATGGTATGCTTTATATTATTTAAAGGTAGAATATGTTTCTGTAGTAGTTAAAGTAAATGATAATGATATTGAAAAGGATGCATTTAATAACATTCTAAAAAAATATAAATATTTAAAAATAAATAATCATCATGAAATGATATCTGTTTTTAAAGCCACTGATATTTATGACCATGGTGGTTTAGGATATTTAGCGAGAAGAGGTTGGTTAATAGATCTTGGATGGAAAAAAGATCAAGAAGAATATAAAAAATTAAAAAAAGAAAGAGAATTACAAAAAATGAGACAAAAAAGAGGATACTAAATTAGGAGGTGTTCTTTATATGAATTTAATTATTTTTCCTGCAATATATAAACAAATAATATTAAAATTTAAACATTTTACGAAGGGTAATCTTCCATATGATTATACAAAAATAAATGAGTCTAATAAATACATAGATTTATATATGCCAAAAATAAGAAGTTGGAGACAACAAGAATTTTCTGTAATAAAAAAATATGGTAAAAATTATAAAACTAGACAACTAAATAATAATGATTTTGAAATAATAAAAAAGGTTAATTGGAAAGTCAATAAAGAAATTAAATATACTAGTGATGAGAAAGATTTGTGGTCTCCTTCTTATGAAACAGCACATAAAGGAGCTGGAGATTGTGAAGATCAAGCAATTTTAAAATTGATAATATTAAGACAATTTAATATACCAGATGATAATTTAGGTATAGTTATTATTAATGGACATGCTTTTACTTGTGTATATAAAAATATAAATGATAATGATTTTTATATGTTAGATAATGGAAATTGTACTTATTTTGTACAAAAAGCTTCTAGAGTTTTACCATATTTAAATGAAAAACTTTTATGTGGATTTAATTTATTTGACCGGTGGATATATAAATTAACTTAAAAATTTACAATTACATAGGAGATATTTATTTTATGCAAACTACTAAAATAGTTTCAAGATTATTGCAGGAACTCTCTTCAAAGAAAGATTTAATAGAATTACTCAATTATGTACAAGATGAAATAGAAACAAAAAATGATCCAGACCCAATTGAAATACAAATACTAAATGATATTTATAGATTTCTCGAAAGTTTCAAAGTTATGGAATTAAATATGAGAAATTTTATAAATGAAGGAAAAAAGAAAACAACTGGAAATGTTCTTTCTAGATTGTTAGATAATGTAAATACTGATGGTTTTTATATAGGGGAATAATATGTCTGTAATTTTAGATAAAGCAATTAAAAATGCACCATCTTTTAAATATAGAGAATTTGTAAAATCTGATACAGCAATTAGATTGGGAATTAAAAATGTTCCTTCTATAGAACAATGGAGAAATATAGAATTATTAGCAAAAAATGTTTTACAACCAGTTAGAGATAAATTTGGTCCAATAAGAATAACTTCAGGTTTTAGATCTCAAGCTTTAAATTCAGCTATTGGTGGTTCTAAAACATCCAATCATTGTTTTGGTTATGCAGCAGATATTGAACCTGTTTCATCAAATAAAAAATTAATCATTATAATAGAATGGATTTATTATAATTGTGATTTTAGAGAACTAATAGCAGAATATTTTCCACAAGGTTGGGTTCATGTTGCTTATGTAGAAAATAGAAATGATAAGATTTTAAAATTAAAAGACAAGAAACATAATTATCAAGTAATTGATATTAATTATTTATTAAGTTTATATGAATAAAAAATTTACAAAAAAAAACAGCTTTATTCAAAGAAGAAATAAAACTGTTTTTTAAAACATAAATATAAATATCTTTATATATCATTATTGTAAGAAACTTTGTCTTCTTGTATCATTTAAAGAATAATATATATTCAAAAAAGTTTCATGAATATCAGATTCAGATAATAAATATCTTCCAATTCTTCCTCTTTTTAAGTTCTTCTTATGAATTTGAATAAATGTACCTTCAAGAATTTTATCAAATAATCTTTCTAATGATTTTAAATATATTGTATGAATAGTTTCTGATAATATTAGATTACTGTTATTTAATTTAACTGCTCTTCGTAAAATTTCACTACAATTTATAAGTGTTAATTCATTATCACCTAAACGTATTACATTCATTTTGTCAAGCTTCTCAATATGTTTTTCAAAATGTAAAATCCAAATAATAAAAAGTAGTTCTATTTTATTATAAGAGCAAGGCTCTCCGCCACTTTTCCAATTGTTTATTGAACTTCTACTAACACCAATTATTCTTGCTAAATAATTTTCTGGAATTCGATATGAATATAAACACATATTAAAAATCATTTTCCAATTTACAAAGAAATTTAATTCCATTTTCGTCTCCTTTTTATCATTAATATTTCTTCTTAATCCAACACTTTTACTGCGGGGTAACAAATAGTACCTTCTGGAATATCACTAGTAAAATACATATGATATTTATAAAAATTATTTAATAAATTATTTGTCATGAATGAGATTTCCTTTGGAGTTTTACCTCTTCCTATTGGAATAACTCTTTTTATTTTAGCTATTCCTAAAAATTTATTTTTTATTATAAATTTTTTTGCTTGTTTTCTAGTTTGAAAAACAAAAATTCCAAGGGTTGTTATTGAAGCTTTTACAATTGTATTTTTTTGATAATATAAATGTAAACATTTATTATTTGTAGTAATACTTTGACCATATAAATTTACTACTTTATATTTTACTTTTCTCATTTTATTAAACACATCCTTTCTTTTTTTATAAATGATAGAACAAAATAATAAATAGTTATTTAATGATATTTTTACTTATTCTAAGAGAAATAAGAAAAATCGTTAAAAATTTATGAATTAAATTAAATATTTATAAGTAGAAAAATCCCAATTTTTTCCACTTCAATATAAAACTAATGATTTTATATTTTAGATTGATTCTGATTATTGGAGGTATAATTTATGTCAGTAGATATTTCTTTAAGTGGATATAAAGAACTTATTAATTATTTATCAAAAAATATTGAAGATATAAAAACTACTTTAGAAAATGATAGGAATAGAATTGGAAATGAATTGGGAAGTATTTATAATAGAGTAACTGATTTAAATGTTAAAATAGAAGTGATGAGAAATGAAATTAAACATAAAGCTAAATTCTGGGGTGCGATAGCTGGAGCAATACCACCTCTTATTTTTACTATTGTGATTTTGATTTTAAAATTAGCTACAAAAGTATCATTCTTTGGGTGTTAATAATGATTATTAAAAAATATTTAGAATTTATACAAGAAAGTAAAAATGAAGAATTTTTTAATTATAAACCAATTGCTTCAAATATATGGTCTAAATTGTTAAGAGAAGCAATGGATCAATTTAAAATTAAATTCGATACAGAAAATGATGATCCGGTTAATTCTAAAAGAGAGATTGTCATCCCTCAAAATGAGTGGAAATTCACAAAATGTAAATTTAAATGTAGTTTATGCTCTGCTGGTGGAGATTGGCAAATTCCAATTTATTATTTTAGATGTCAGTTAGTAAAAGGATATGCTTTTGAAAAATCTATTTATTCAGAATCTGCTTTTTTTATTTTTATTCCTGGAAAAACAGAAGGAAATTATCATTTAGTTAAATGTAATAATGGAGAAGATTGGTGTGCTCCAGATGATAATGTATATAAAGAAGGAATAGATCCAGAAAGAAATGAAAGAGATTGTTGGAAATCATTAAATAAATATCTAAAAAATTTAGTTGATCTTGAAATTGAAAAAGTAAGATCAAAAAATAAATAAAAAATTGATAAGAACTTAAATTCAATTATTTATATATATATAGAAAAAGTATTTTTTAAAGGAGAAAACAAAAAGTGGAAAAAGAGTTTTGGATTGGAGTTGGAAAAAAAATTATAGAAACAATTATATCTGTAAAAGTTTTAACTATTGCAGCTTTATTAACAATTTCAACTTATCTTATTTTACATAATCATTTATCTGGTGGTGAATGGGCTGCTGTTAATGGCGGAGTAATTTCTACAGTGTATGCTCTACGAGAAGCATTTAAAGTTTCTAAAGTTAAAAATAATGGTAAAAATGGAAAACATGAAGATATAAAAGTATAAATCAGAAAGGGAAATTTTGAAATGGCAGTAAAGACAGTAATTTTTGGTTTTTTAGGTTGTGGAGGTTTAGCAACTATAGCTTATTTATTTATGAGAGGAACTAATAAAAAAAGTGATATTATAAATAGTGTACATAAAATAACTCAAAAAATTGGAATGAAAAAAATAGATGAAATAGAAAAAAAGCAGAATATAATATCTTCAAATATAGAGGAATCTGAAGAGTTTTCAAAAGAGACTAGAGAGAAAGTTAAAGAAATAAAAAGAGAAGCATCAAAGGAGATATTAAAAACTTTATCAAGAGATGAAATTAAAACAATAGATGAAGGAATTGATGAGAAATGGGACGATATATAAAATTATTTTATTTATTAATTTTTTTTATATTTTTTATTTGTAGTTGTGCTCCAGCAAAATTTGAAGCTAAAGAAATGTCTGAATTAAAATTTGAAAAAACTCCACAATATAATATTAATTTAGATGATATTCCAAAACCAAGTAAAATACAAAGACAGTTTTTAAATGGAGATTTTAAACTAACAAAAAATATTGATGAAGCAAAATATGTTTTACTAGTTCCGAAAGAATATGCTAAGATTGAAGCTTTATTAGATATAATTATAGCATATAAAAAAATTATAAAAGAACAAGAAGTACTTATAAATTCAGATATTAATATTATAAACTCTCTAAAAGAATTTGTAGAATTAGAAAGATTAAAAGCAAAAGAATATAGAAATTTATGGGTAGATTCTGAAAATGCTTACAGAGAAGAGAGATATCTTCATAAAATGGACAATGCAATAAATAAAGGAACTTTGTCCTTAATTTCAATCGGATCTTTAATTGCAATAATACTCCTTATTTAAAATAATTTATAATATTGAAAGGAAATGGTGATGAATTATGAAGAGAAAATATATGAACTGTTACAAAAAAATATGACAGAAAATACTTTTAATTTTTGGAAAGAAGCTAATAATAAAATTCCAAAAATTTGGGATCGACCAACTTCATCAACTCTTAAATATCATAAAAAAGAAGATGGTAGAGTTCCAAGTGTTGGTGAACATACATATGAAATGTTATATGCTTGTATTAAAATATGGCAATTATTTGGAATTCAAAAAAGGACTAAAGAAGGAGATATATTGTTACTTGCTATTTCTCTTCATGATGCTTTTAAATATGGAAAAAATCCTGTACAGAGAGATTATACTGATAATGAACATGATAAACTTATTGGAGATTTAGTTTTAGAAGGGAAAAATACTTTTCTAAAATTTATGGAAGAAGATCATGTAAATTTATTAGAAGAATGTGTAAGATTTCATAGTGGAAGATGGTCAACAGATGCAACAAGTGATTTTAATTTTAAGAATTATCATCCCTATACAATGTTTATACATATTTTAGATATGTTTAGTAGTAGAAATTTAATTAAAGTTATATAAGAGGATAAAATTAGTGGCAGTTAGCAGTGTACAACTAGTACCTGAATTACAGTCATACGTGAATGAGTTTTTAACTACAAATAATATAAATAAATATAGTACATCAATTCCAGCATTTATTACATCAATATATCTTCCAAGTAAATCATTTATTGAAATGTTATTTAATGAAAATTATTCAGAAAGATCTTATAATTATTTATATAGAGAAATAACAAGTAGGTATAGTTGGCCAGATATTGTTAAAGATCGAATTATGATATATTCTCAAGCAGCTAAATATTTTACTTCTGATACAACTGGAAATAATTTATTTCTTTTACAAAATCATGATCGAATGCTTTTAAATGCACTTTTATATTATAGAATGGATTCAACTAGTGTTGTTATTATAGATTCAACTTCTGATATTTCTTTAACAATAGTTGGTAATACAGCTACATTATCTGGAAGTTATAATTCTATACAAACAAACTTAGCAAAGTTAATTTATTTATATTTAGATTTCAAAATTTATGGAAGATATGAAAGATATAATAATGATTCATTAATATCAGATTCAAATAAAATTTTAGAATGTTGTTTTGAAATGTTTTTAGCTGATAAAATATTTAGATACATTTCTAATAAAGGATCATAGAGGAAATAAAATTAAATGTTTACTATTGATGATTTCTGGAAAATATTTAGAGTTATTAAAGGAGAAACTGTTACTGATATTGCAGATAACATCAAAACATTGTCAAAAGATGAATTAGCAATTGCCAGGAAATTATTTAAAGATAATATAGATCAAAATTGTTATTATACGGATGATTATAAAAGATTAAAAGAATTTATAGTAAATTGGTATGCAACACATAAAACTGTTTCCTCTATACAAAAAGAAGCAAGTGATCCATTTTCATTACCAGATGAACATCTTGATGAACTATTTAGGAGTTTCGGTTATAATTTCTCAACAGAATTATCTTTATATAATTATGAAACAAATCAAACAAAAGTTAATTTCTTTTTAGATTTAGTCAATTTATATAAAATAAAGGGAACACCAAGATCTATTATAGAAGCATTACAATATTACAATTTAAATCCAGTAGAAATAATTGAATATAGATTAATTGAAAACCTTGTTGAAGAATTAGTTTTTAGAGGAGAATCTGTATATAGTTCAACTGGTTCCCCATTAAATGCAAGTATTATAGATGTTAGTTTTGACATAATGACAGGTTCTGATCCTCATTGGATGCTATCTGAAAGTAAAATTGAGGAATTAAGATTAATAAATAAAATAAATCTTCCATCAAAAACTCCTTATTTTAGTATTCGAACACAATCTGATTTATCTGAATTAGAAGCAGTTATTGCTGCTCTTATGTATAATGTAGAAAATCAATATGCTTCTTGGAAATCTACAGGTAATGTTCCAACTAGAGATACTGAAATAACTCAATTTGGTTATAAGGGATCTTTATTAGAAATATATTTATCATGTGTATATTTATTTAATGATAAATATCCGACTGGTGTGAGTGGAAATAGATATCTTTCATATGATGGAACTGCTTCAACTTCTATACAAATTATTAATGAATATAATGATTTAATATCTAATCCAGCAACGAGACAAATAAGAGAATCTAATTTAATACTATTTAGAAATACATTTACAAAATCATCTTCAAATAAATTTCTAAAAAATTTAGATTCTGCTGGAAATATTTTACAAGAACTTCGACCATCTTTGAAAACGGACTTAGATAGTGTATTAGATACAACAACAGATGATAAAGTTTTATCAAGATTCTTAAGAGATTTACAACGCTGGATACAAATTAATATTGGAAGCGGTTATCCAAATTTAGCATATTTTGTTTTAGCATATTCATTAACAGATGATATTAAAAATGTAATAGACTTTTTTAAACCATATAGAAGTAGACTTTCTAGTGCTGATTTAATTTATGTTATTAACAATCCTTTAATGGATTCTATAAGAATTTCAGATAATGAAGATCCCTTAATTCCTGTAGAACTTATATATGATTATATAACTGCTAATAGTCATCCATGTTGTCCATATCCTACTTTATTATGTTCTGACTCAACAAGCGTAGACTTATATTATTCAAGAAATACATATGATTGTGGGTCATTTTATGATCTTGGGGCTTGTATAGATAATAATACACCTGATATTACTATAACACAAGATCTTCATGATTATTTAATATGTAGAGATGCATCAATTCTAAATACTGAATATATTCAAAATGGTTATGGATATGATTCTACTGGGAATATTACAATGGAATTTCAATCTGGAGGGTTTGTTGACTTCGATGAGGGTGGTAGTTTTGATTGTCCTTATGGAAGTGATGTAATGCAAATTTATATACAAGATTAGATTATATCTTTATACATATTTTAATATATAATACTTATGTTTAACTTACCAAACTTGTAATTTATTTCATATTATATAATTAGAATCCATCCTATATAACTAGTTGTAAACAAAAGGAATTATGGGATTGATACACAATTAATTAAGAACAAATAATAAAAAAATATACATAATGGAGAATTTTTTATATGTCAAATAATCTATATGATGGGTTAAAAGATTTTATAATTGATAGATTAGAAAGTGGCAGATTGATTAATAGTATAGATAAAATAAAAGCATATGAGTTAGCGGTAAAAAAATTCGGTTATCAAAGTAACAAACAAGCGTTTTTTAAATACATATATTCAATAAAAAGTAGATATCCTATTATACAAAACAGAGAATTCAAAGAAAACCAATTAATACAAAATATGAAAAAAGAAAAAGTTATGTCTATAAAAAATATTTGTATTAAATTAGCTTGTAATGATCAAGAGTTATATCAACTTATAAATAATTGTTGTAAAAATGGATATGATTTATTTATAAATCATCATACTAAAAGTTTAATATATGGTATAAAACAAAATGAGAAAATAATTAAACCTCTAGAGAAAAAAAGAGAAATTATTTTTGGAGTTGCTTCTGATCTACATTTTGGATCTAAATATATACAAATAACTGCATTAAATAAATTTTGTGAAGAATGTAAAAAATATGGAGTAAAACATATTTTAGTTCCTGGAGATATAGTTGCTGGTTTTGGTGTATATCGTGGACAAGAACATGATTTATATGCATATTCTGCTGATGAACAAGAAGATTCTGTATTAGCAAATTTACCAACAGGATTTACATGGTATATGATTGGTGGAAATCATGATTTATCTCATATTAAAAAGAATGGACATAATATACTAAAAGCTTTAACTTATAGAAGAAATGATATTAAATATATATCTTTTGATGAAGGTGACATTACATTAATTCCTAAAGTCAAAGCTAAATTATGGCATCCATCTGGAGCTTCTCCTTATTCTATTACCTATAAAGCACAGAAAAAATCAGAGAAATTAAGTGGTTTTGAATTAAATGAATTAATTCAAAATATTAATATTGATTATAGTTTTACTAGATTCTTATTTGTAGGACATATACATACAAGTGCATTTATTCAAGTTGGTTCAATTTTAGCTTTTCAGAGTGGTTGTTTTGAAGCACAAACTGATTATATGAAAAGAGGTGGATTAATACCATCAGTCGGTGGTTGGATAATAGAAGCTAAATTAAAAAATAATAACTTTTTAAAGTATATACCAATGTATTTTCCATTTGATAAGGAAATTCCAAATGACTGGAAAAATTATAAACATGATTTTCAAGATACTAAACATATAAATTCTCCAATATTAGATTAAACAAAAAAAAAGACCTGAAAAGAAACTAAGGTCTTTTTTTTTTGAAGAATCAAATTCATAATTCATATTGTTGAAAGATATTTGCTTCGTAATTCTTTTAACTCTTTTATGCCATTTTTTCTATGGATGATTCGTCTATGTTTTATTTTAGACAAATCTATTTCTTTTTCGTTGTGAAAATATTCTAGATTTATTTCAATTGCTGCATAACCCGGAGTTGTATTTTCAATTATAATTTTATTATCTACTAAAATTACCTTTCCAACATATTTCCTCCTACATGGATAAATTAATGTAACTTCATTTCTTATTCCAAGATCTGCTAATACCCTTTCAGAATTACATTTTCTACTATTTTTGAAAGTGATTAACACTTCTTTTTCCACGTTGATAATCTAGTGGTGATATATAAATATTTTTGTTAATTAATTCATTAATAGAAATTCCTCTACTGTTATTTAAAATTGTTTCAATTTCCATTAACTTACGTTCATGTTCATTACTAATTTTGCTGATGATTGAAAATAAATATCCTTTGTTAATATAAAGATCTTTTAAACTTTGTCCTTTTTTTGATTAATAATTTTTATATCAATTCTTTCATTATCAATCAGATCTTTAAATTTAATATATATAATTGTCTGCTCTTCATTAATAGCTTCTGTATTTATACAAAATGTTAATTTCCAATCATTTCTGAAGGTTATTTGATCTAGAATACTTTTTAAACTTATCAAAACAACTTCATTTGGTTTTGGAATTAGTCTTTTAACAAATTCAAATTCATGAATTTTACATAATATTTCTCTAACCTCTCTTTTGATTTTGAACGTTTGTTTTGGAGTCATTTTTAGAATTCCTTTCTATAAAAGATTTTTCATTTTTAACTATAACTCCACAAAATTTACATATTCTAGATTCAGGATACAATTTATATCTATGATTTGTAATAAAACCACATAAAATTATGAGAATTTTTTCGAATATATTTTTTTTCATATTAATAATACCTCCATTAATGTCATTATTTTATTTAAGTTATATATCAAAAGATATGTAGAAACTAAAAGAAATATAAAATTTATAGAAAATAATTTTATATATTGAATATATGACTCTCTTGTTTTTGATCTTACACTTGAAATAATATTCGCTAACATTTTAGAACTAGATTTGAAGGATTTTAAATATATCATTTAAACTATCTGTTCTCCAACATGAATCATGATGTGATTTATGAAACATTTCTATTTCAATTGGGATTAATGTTTCATTATCTTTAAGAATACTGCTAAAAACTTGAGTGGAATTACTGGAACGTATGAACAGTAGCCTCATTTCAATTCTTCTTTCTTTGTCGTCTATTGTGAAAACTAAAATCTAATATCATGTGCAATGCCAATTCTTCACTTGAAAATCTCGGAAGCATTGTTTCTACGATAGACGCGATAGTGCCTTCTATGTACATGTAATTCATAATTAATATTCTCCTTTTTATTTGTTTAATACACACCCATTTATAAACAAATCAGCAATCATTTGTCATTCGTAATTATAAATGGGATCATCATAACAAACCCAATTGTCAATTGTTTCAATACAATATCGTTTATATCTATTAAATATCCGTTTATCCAGTTTATCTTGCTTTTCAAGCCATTTATAAATCCATGACATTTTATCACCCCTTTCTTATAATTTTATGGTTCTTCATAACCACACTTACAACATTCATTTGGGAGACCACAAAGTCTACATGTAATATTTCCATTTTCATCTATATATGCATCAAGCATACTCATAAGAAGTTTTAAAAGTTTATTATCATCTCCTAATGATATATCAAATTTTTTTGAAACATTATCTAAATCAATAAAATTTTCCATTTTTACTTCTCCTTAATAATTTTTCGAAACCTCTTTCTTTTATTTTTCTTAATAATTTATATATATAGAGGTAATGTTCTAAACTAGTATATTTTATAGAACAAAATATAAATGATTTCTACAAAATTAATCTAAAGGATTTCTAATATGAGTAAAGAAAAAGATTTATTAATTAAAATTACTGATTCATATGGTGAATTTTGTTTACATGATAATGTAATTTCTGATCCTCTTACAAAAAAAAGAGGACCACAAGGTAGAGTAGAAATATTTGAAATTACTGATGATAATAAGAAGAAGTTAATACAAAAAAGTAATTTAGTTGTATATGTTGGTAGAGAGTTAATTGCACAAAGAATAGTAGATACAGAAAATGCTAATGTAAATACTGATAAAGATGAATATATCTCTTGGTTGGGTCTTGGAGATGGTGGAGTAGATCCTGCAGATCCATTTGATCCAATTCCTCCAACAAATAGTGATACTGATTTAGCAAGTGAAGTACCATTAAATAATTCAGATGCTTCTTATGCTGATTTCAGAGTTGGTAATTATTATAAAGCTCCACTTCAATCAATTGAATTTGAACAGGACACTGCTAATGATGATGCATGGTTAATTGTTAAAATTACAGTTCAGATTCAGCAAATTGATGCAATTGGTGAGCAAATTAGTGAATGTGGTCTTTTTAGTTCATTAAGTGATGCTGGAGGATATGCTGGACCTTTTCATTTGTTTGCAAGAGCTACATTTCCAACAATTGTAAAAACAGCTACGAGACAATTATTAGTAATTTGGTATTTATATACTTAATAAAATTAAAAAGGATTTCTAAATAATGGTTGGAATTTTTTAAATATAAAAATATATATCATTTTATTCCTACCAAAAGAATAAATTTATTATAATATGTTTTAGATTATCTTAGATTAAGAAAGGATATTATTCAATAGAATCAAATAATATATTTATATAGAATTTTGGAGGAATTAAAAAATGGCTAATATTTCACCAGGTGTATATACCAAAATTATTGACCTCTCGACCTATACACAACAAGTTCCAAGTACAATTGGTCTTATATGTTCTCTTGCAGAAAAAGGTGAAGATAATAAATTAAAATTTATTGGTTCAAGATCTGATTATGTTGCAGAATTTGGAGAACCAAATATAGCTAAGTATGGAAAACATTATGGACAGGGACCTTATTTAGCTTATAATTACTTAGGTGAATCTGGATCATTATATCACATAAGATGTTTACCAGATAATGCTGCTTTTGCAAATATGAGAATTGAAGCAAGATTTACAAATGCAGATAGTACTGCTAATGTTGTAGTGACTCATATTAGTGATATTAATACAAAAAGTGAATTACAAACAAATCTAGAACAGGCTGGTCATATTTATCCAATTGCTTTTCTATATCCAATAGGAAGAGGTGAGTATTATAATGCAATTGGAGTTAGAATTACTGAATATTCTAATCCAATGGTTGAAGGAGTTTATGTATTAGATATTTATGAAAAACAGTCTGATGGAGATGATGTTGTAATAGAATCATTTAATGTTTCTTTCAATTCAAAAGCTGTTGATGATAATGGAGAATCTTTATTTATTGTTGATGTTTTAGAAACTTATTCTAGTGTTCTAAGAGCTGAAATGACTTTGGCTAGTGGAGCATATTCTAGTGGTCATGATTTAGTTTCTAAAATTTATGATAAAGATATTGGAGATGTATCTGTTACTTTGACTGATGGAGCTGCAGAAATATCTGATAATAAACAAGATTTTTCTGATTGGGAAAATGCTACTGAAACTGGAAATGCTAATTATGTAGTTATCGCTATTGATGGAACTGGTAATAAGATTTGGGGTTGGTTAGGAGCTGCAACTGGAGGAAGTAGTACTTCTATTAATGTTTTTGATGATAGAAATCTGACAGGTTCTGCTAGAAATTGGAATGGAGCAACTACTTCTTTTAATGTTAATTCTACTATTACATATTTAATTAAAGAAACATATACTGAAATTTCTGATGCTTTTATTTCTAGCATTCCAGTTCCTCTTAGAAGAGGATCTGATGGTGCATTATTAGATGCTGCTGGAGATCTAGATACTACTGAAGCTACTGAAGTTTTAGCAAATGCATATGCTGGAACAATTGATGATGATATTCTAGATACTGAAAATATTTACTTCACGGCTGTTTTTGATTGTGGATATCCAGATGATGTTAAAACTCAAATTAGTACTCTTGTTCAAACTAGAAGAGACTGTGTTGCTTTAATAGATAATGGTGATAATGCAACTTATAATGCATGTATTAATAGCAGAGTTAATACACACACTTTTAATAATTACTTTTGTGCTCTTTATGAAGAGTATAATAAAGTATATGATGTTTTTACTGGAAAAGATGTTTGGTTTTCTCCTGTATATCATGTTGCATATTTGTTACCGAGAAATGATTCTGTTGCTGAACCTTGGTTTGCAGTTGCTGGATTTAATAGAGCATCTATTGATACAATTAAAGATCTTCGTTTTAATCCAAGATTGGGTCAGCGTGACCAAATGTATTTAAAACAGATTAATCCTCTGGTTAAATTTAATCCCGGGTATGTTTTATGGGGACAATTAACCACTCAAGCAAAAGCATCCGCTCTTCAAGACCTTAATATTGTAAGGTTAGTTCTTTATTGCAAAAGAGCACTTGAACAATATTGTAGGTATTTTATTTTCGAGCAAAATGATGAAATTACTTGGAGTTTAATTGGTGGAGATATAGTTGAATTTCTAGAAGATATTAAAAGACGAAGAGGATTATATGATTATAGTGTTGAAGTCGGTGCTACTGCTTATGAAAAGAAAACAAAAACTTGTCACGTGAATGTAACATTAAATCCGGTCCGGGTGTTAGAAAAAATCGAACTAAACTTTTTCATTGTATAAGTTAAACTAAATATCAACTCCCTTCCTTTTATAGAACAAAAAAATAAAAAGGAAGGGAGTTGTTTTTTGTGTATATATGTAAAATTTGTAATAAAAAATTTAAAACAAATCAAGGTCTAGTTTCTCATCTAACTAATCCTAAATCTTCCTGTAAAACTAATATTCAAGAATATTACAACAAATTTTTACGTAAACTAAATGAAGGTATTTGTAAATTTTGTAATAATGAAACAAAATTTCTTGGTTTAAATAAAGGTTATTCTGGTAATATATGTTATGATTGTAATTTAAAAAATGTTGATAAAGAAAAAAATAAGAAAAGAAGTTATTCAATAAAATCTACTTTAAAAACAAAAAGTAAATTAAATAATATAAGAAAAAAATTAATTATACTTTTAAAAAAACAAACTATTAATAAAAAAAATAAACTTCAATGTCAAATTTGTGGTATACAATTTCTAAATTATTCTTCTATTTCAAAACATATTAAGATTCATAATCTTTCAGTAGAAGAATATTACATAAAATTTTTTAAAACAACTAATGAAGATATATGTTTATGTTATAATATGGTAGATAATTGTAAAAAATTTACTAGTTTTGCATCTTTAGAAAAAGGATTTTCTGATTATTGTAGTTCTAAATGTGTATCATTGTCTCCTATTACTAAAGAAAAAAAGGAACTAAATTATTTAAAAAAACATAATGTTACTCATCCATCAAAAAATCCTTTAGTAAATAAAAAACAAAGAGATCATATTAAAAAAGCTTATAGAGAGAATTTAGAATCAATTCTTATAAAAAGAAGAGAAACATTTTTGAAAAATTATATTCCAAAAATAGAAAAAGAATTGTCAAAAAGAAATATAAAATTAGAAAAATATAATGGTTGTAATATATTATCTATTTTTTCTTGTGAAAAATGTGGAGAAAAATTTGAAAGATTATTTGATTCAATAATTCATTATGATTGTAAATGTCCAAAATGTTTTCCGTATTTCAAACATGTTTCTAATTTAGAACAAGAAATTGTAGATTTTATTAAACAACATTTAAATACTAATGAAGAAATTTTAACTAGTTATGTTGGTTTAATAAAGAATTTCGAAAGTAAAAGAAATTTAGAAGTTGATATTTTTATTCCATCTAGAAATATAGCTTTTGAATTTGATGGTTTATATTGGCATTCAGAATTAAACTTAGATAAACCAGAAAAATATCATTTAAATAAAACTATTGGTTGTAAAGAAAAAGGAGTTCAGCTTATTCATATATTTGAAGATGAATGGATTATGAAAAATGATATTGTTAAAAATATGATTATACATAAATTAAACTTATCAAATAATAAAAAAATATATGCAAGAAATTGTATTATCAAAGAAATTTCTCCATCTGAAAAAAATGAATTTTTAGAAAAATATCATATTCAAGGAAAAGATTATTCAAAAATAAAACTTGGAGCATTTTTTAAAAATGAACTAGTAGCAGTCATGACTTTTGGTTATGGAAATATTTCTAGAGGAGGAAATCCAAAAGACAAATTAACATGGGAGCTTAGTAGATTTTGTTCCTCTTCTAAATATAGAATAATTGGTATTTCTAGTAAAATGTTAAAATATTTTCAAAATAATTGGGAATGGAATAGTATTTTTAGTTATGCTGATTTACGATGGTCTTATGGTAATATGTATTATAAATTAGGTTTTAATTTATCCCATCAAACTTCTCCAGATTATTGGTATTTTGGTAATAATATAATGGGTAGAATCCATAGATTTAATTTAAGAAAGAAACCAGACGAGCCAAAAGATATTCCAGAATGGAAATTAAGAAATGAACAAGGTTATTATCGAATATGGGATTGTGGTAAATTAAAATTTATTTTAAAAAACAACAAAAAAATACTTTAATCTAAAAAGAAATTTCAATCATTCAGATTAAAGTATTTTTTATCATCATTTTCCTACAGACCTTAATAGCATATTAAACAAATCTGAACCACTATATTCAAATACTTTCTTCTTTCTTCCTGAATCAGTTTCTTCTAATTCTGAATGTTGATATATTTCTTTTACAAATCTTAATAACTCTCTATTACTTTGAATATGTTTCTCAATTAACTCATTGTTTTCTTTCTGTAGTTTATAAGATTTTATATCTAGTATTTGAACTATTTGAATAAAATCTCTTTCATAAACATTTACTGGTAAAAGAAAGGAATAAGTGGCAAGATTATTAAGAGTAAATCCATTAGCTTCAAGAAGTCCTCGAAAAACACCACCTTTTTCATCTGGAACATAAACAAAGAAATCCATATCTGATTTACTAGGATTATAATATCCAAACCTAAAACTCCCACCTTCAAACATGTCAGAATCTTCAAATCTTGATAACAATGAAACTAACCATGTTCTGACTGCTGGATAAAGTTCCTTTACTAATAGTACTTCTCTCATGTTATTTCTCCTTTCAAAATAATAAATTTTGTTTTCTCAATAATTAATATATATTAGAAATTATTTTAAACAAAAGAAAAATGAAGACTGTAATCTATTTAAATTAGACTCAAGTCTTCATTTTTCCAATTGAACATATTGGAACCAGACACCCTGTAACCTGATCAAAGGCAGGCTTCCTCGCTTCTGGTATTCTCGCGGCCGGTATAATTTGAACCGTCCACCATGCAGGTTTTATCCAATATGCAATTTATTTATCTCTCCACAACAACATATGATATTGAACTTGATTTTAACATATCAGTCAACAAGTGCAATGTCAGAAAATCAGCATTTTCACATATGATGACAACTGGCTTTGTAGAAGTTATTGTATGGATAATGGAATTTTCAGCCGCCTCTCCTATACTGACCTTCTTTCCATCCTGATACAAATGCTCACCACTTATGAGGATTGAATCATATTCCGCAGAAGCGACTACAGCAAACGACATAATAAAGACTGTCAGTAATGAAATAACCATAACTTTTTTCATGATCTTTTACCTCCTTTAAAATATAAAACATATTTTTTATCTCATTAATTAATATATATAAGAAATAAATTTATATGTTTATATTTTATTTATTCTTCAATTGGATAAAAATCATTTTTTCCTCCTTTTGTAATTAAGTCAAACTTATCATGTGTAATATAATATACAGAAGGAACATCTATTGGTTCATCAAATCTATTACCAGATTCCAAATTAATTAAACAAACTTTATCATAAGATGATCTACAAATCATATATATAGGACTATTTTTTATCTTTGAATTTTTTAATTTTTGACCTATAAAATGTATATTTTGTCGTATACAAAATTTATGTTGCGCTCGCATAAGAAGTAATATTTCTTCTTCTATATATTGTTCACAAGTTGGACAAAGAATTACTTTTTCATTTCCTGAAAAAGATGATTTATGTTTATCATTAGATTTATAATAGTTCTTGTGATTATCATCCCAGTGTTCTATAAATTTAGCATATGGTGATAAATCACATTTAAAGTCTGAAGAAATATGATAAACTGGACAATCTCTGCAAGCAGGCATTATATTACAGATAGGAAATTTTTGTAAAGATAAGTCTACTTCTTTTAATTCTAACATGTCTTTAAATTTTTTTATTGTTCTATATAAAGCATCTAATATAATTTCATTTTTCATATTTTAATTTCCCTTTATATATATGAAAAAATTTATCATTGCCTTCGCATATACATTTGAATTCTTTTTTATTAATATGAGCTATATCATTAACTTTATAACTATATAAATAACAATGTCCATTGTTTAAATTAACCAAAGAACAATTTGAATGACAAGATGTTAATATGTAAATATCTCCACACATATGTTCAAATAGTTGACCAACATAATAAAAAATTTCTTGATATTCTTCTGTAAATTCTTTTCTAACTTCTTTTAAAAATTTTATTTCTTTTTTAATAATTTTTTCACATTCATTACAAACAATTCTTCTATTATATATATCTAAATATTTAGAATGACATTTTGACCAATGTAGATAAAATTGTTCCCATGGAGTTTCTGCACAAAGTTTGTTTCCTGTTTTTACAAATATTGGACATTCTGTACATTCATCTTTAACAAATAAAGAACATAATGCACAATTTTCTTGTCCTCTTTCGTAACCTTCTAAACGTAAAATTTTTTGATATTTTTCTATAGAAGAATCTATTGCTTTTAAAACTATATTATCTCCATATTTCATATTTATTTCTCCTTTTTAATCTGGCCATTCATCAAAAAACGTCTATTGTATAACACCATTCTTGAATTCTTTTATTCATCTTTTTCTACTTTGATTGTTATATTCTTTATTCCTTTTAGATCATTATCAATTAAATGTCTTAAAATTAAATCTCTCATATATTGTGGAACATTTTTATAATTATTATATAATAAACAAGAGTCTATTATTACAAAAAGATTTCCAGACTCTTGTCTAATATTACCTGGATTGTAAAAAGATGGAAATGAACTACTATGACAATATTCCTTTAAATTATCGATATAAATATCCATATAATTACTAAACCATTTTTCAAATTCTTCTAAAGTAGTAATATTTTCATCCGTTTTTATACACATTAAAAAGCTAGCACTACTAGAATTTGTAATAAAATCTTTTTTAATTTTCATATTTAATAAACTCCTTAATGGTGACTTACATGAATAAATGGTAACTCATAGAAAATTCCATCATGTTCCATTTGAGACCAAAATTCTCCATTATTATCTGAATAATGAAAAATATAAAAAACTTTATCAATATTTTCTTTTACAAATTGTTTAGCTAATTTTAATGATATTTTTCTATTCTCCTCTCGAATACACTTCCATAATTTATACCTTTTTCTATAATCATCATTCTTTATTATATCATCATAAGATAAAGATAAATAACCATCAAATGTACCACTTCTAATTACACTATGAATTCTTTTAATAGTATTTGAATAATTTAATATATCAGTTTTTAAAGGAGTTTGATTCTTTGAATCTTGTAATACAGCCATTGCTTTTTCTATATTAGGTATAAATTTATAAACATCTTCAAAACATTTTATTTCTTTATCCCAAGCTACTATAAAACTTGAAGAACTAGAATTTGTAATAAAATCCTTTTTAATTTTCATTATAATATCTCCTTTCTATTAACACAATCTCGTAGAAAAATATAAATTCATTTCTCCATTATATCCAAATTTTTTTCTTAGTTCACTAATTATATCTGTTAATGCATTTAAATTAATTTGTTGTTTCGACCAATCATAATTGTCAGAAGAATATGTTGCTAAGTGGTAACCAATAATAATTGTATTATCATTTGGGGTTCCATCTTCTCCTGATCTTAATATATGAAAATCATTAGCTTCTTCAATTATATTTTCTATTTCATCTATATTTTCTATTTTAATATTTTCATCATTGATTATACATTCAATAATTTCTTGTTCTGACATTTTATAATTTTCTTTTTCTGTATTAATATGAAATCCAATCATTACAAAATTACAAGTAGAACTATTTGTTACAAAATTAGTTTTAATTTTCATTTTTTATATTCTCCAATATAAATTTTTTATAAATTTTTTATTTCTTCTAATACTTCTAATACTTCGTTAGTTGGAATTGAAGCTCCTTCATGAAATATGATTCTTGCTTGTTCTCTTACACTTAAATATTTATTAATATCAAAATCTTTTGGAAATTTTAATAAAATAATATTTTTTACTTCTATCATTTTATATTATTCTCAGAAATTTTTTACTACAAATATTAAAAGAATACTAGTATAAAAAATTATTGTATACATTATTCCACCAAAAAAGAAAATTAAATAACTTCCTTTTTTTGCTAATTCTTCAAGAGAGGGACAATATTTCAAATATGGATGATCTTTTGGAAGTACTCCACTATAAATAAAGAATTTAATTAATAACCATGGTAGAAATACACAAAACTTAATAATAAATAATTTCATTTTTAATTTCTCCTTGCTTTATAATCCATAAGGACATTCATTTGAATTTGATTTTAATAAATTTCTGAATTCTAAAAATATATCTCCATTGTTCCATACTTTCTCAATTGATTTATTTTCTAAAGAAATTCCATATTTATCTGAATCTCCAAATGAACATGGTAATAACTTCATATCTGGAGAAATATAAGCCGACATTCTAGATCCTTCACATGTATCAATAAACATCTTTTCATATTCAGTAAAATGTGCAAATGATTTAATTTTATTTACCATACAACTATCTAAACCAACTTGAAATGCACAATATGGTTTTTTTATCATTTTCGCAAATCTTTTTAATTGTTCTCTTGAAGGAATCCATTGTTGTAAATTCTTTCCTCTTCCTTGAGGTTTAAATAAAAGAAATATAACTGCATTTAATTTTTTAACATCAATTTTCTGATTCCATATGTCTATACCAAATAAAATATTCATACATCTAGTAAAAGATTCAGAAGAAAATATAACATGAATATTTGTTTTAATTCCAGCATTTATAAATTTGTTTAAAGCTTGATATGTCCAAAGTTGATCATAATCAGAGATTGCAACTGCACCACAACCTTTAGAAATTTCAATTTGTTCATCTGTTAAATTTCTTCCAGATGTAGTATAATTTGGAACAACATTATTTTTATTACAATATTCAATTATTTCTTTAAAATTTTCATGTAAATTTGGATCTCCTCTTCCTCCAAGAGCAACTTGATTTACATGATGTTTTGTTTCATCAATAATTTTTTTAAAATCATCTAGTTTCATATTTGGTTGTTGATTATCTCCTTGATAACAAAAGTGACATTTATTTGAACAATGACCCATAATTCCAACATCTATCATAGTTGGCAGATCAGTAACAAAAGGATCATTATTTCCATTGATTCCTCTTAATACTTCAAACCCAGTTTTTGTATTAAATAATAATTCATATTTATCATTTTTAAATTGTTTATCAAAATTTCCAATTATTATGCTTTTTGTTTCATCATCAATTAGGATTTCTTTTTTCAAAGTTTTCATCCTCCAGAACAAAATTATAAAAAGGTTTAATAAGAAAATGAAATTATGTGACTATGGTTGCGGAAGAGAAGCAAAATATTACTTTAAAATAGTTAAAAAATGGTGTTGTTCTAAATATGTAGCACAATGTCCAATATATAGAAATAAAAATAGTAATTATTCTAAAGAACTTCATAAAGATCCACAATATAAAGAAAAACACTCTTTTGGTTTAAAGTTAGCGTGGTCTAACTTAAATAATGGCTTTTTAAATAGAAATGAAAAATTGAGTAAATCTATTCAAGAAGCATGGAAAAGAAAAACTAGTAAATATCATACAAATGAATATAAAAGAAAGAGAAGTATTATTATGAAAAATCAATGGAACAATCCAAATGGAAAAATTAATAGTAAAGATAATAAGAAAAAACAAAGTATAAATATTAAAAATAGATGGAAAAATTCAAATTATAAACAAATGATGAAAAAGAAAATAACTAAATCATGGAAACATGATAATACTAGAAGAATTAATTATGACTTTTTAGTTAAATATCATCCATTTTTTTGTATAATAGAAAATCCTATTCCAGATAAAGAAAGTGGACTTATCAAAATACATTGTAAAAATAGTAAATGTAAATATTCTAAAGAAAATGGAAATCGATTTGTTCCAACTTTATTACAAATATTTGAAAGAATTAGACAATTAGAATCTAAATATGGAAATGGTGGTTCATATTTTTATTGTTGTGAAAAATGTAAAAAAGAATGTGCCTTATTTAATTTGAAATCGGACCCATATAAAAATAATGATAAATTATATATTCCAGAAGAATATCAAACATTTAGAGAAATTGTTCTAAAACGGGATGATTACAAATGTATTTATTGTGGAGAAAAAGCAGAACATGTTCATCATACTCGTCCACAAAAATTAGAACCATTTTTCTCATTAGATCCAGACTTTGGAATT